GGTGAGTCCACCCTGGACGCCGACAAGTACATCACCATCTTTGACACCCAGAACGGCGGGTATCGTGCAATCAACCGCGAGACCATCCAGTCGGTCCGCATTGATGGCGTGGAGTTCGTATGAGAATAGACCATCCGATTCAAGGACATCTGTACGGCGTCAGCTTGAATGAGTTGAGGGAACAGATTGTGGACATTATCGAGTCGCCCGAATTTCAGCAATGGAAATTGAAGCGCCAGAACGAAGAGCCGTGTCCCTACCTGGGCCTGGACGACGTGGAGGAGCTATGAAACTAAAGTCCTACTTTGACCTGGACGACTTCAACAACGAGTTGCCAGAATGAGAGCGATCCCTGGAGTAATGCTTTTTACTACACTGGCCCTTTTTGCTTTCAAACTGGGCCGGTTCGTTCCAATCGTGATCGTTATCGGTTGCGTGTTGGACGAAGTAGTATAAAAGTACTCAACCTAAATGAGAATCATTCTCATTTGTGCAGGGTTTGCAGGATGTGCGGGTATATCTATTCTTTTTATTTTTTTTTCACACGCGATTAAAAAAAATAAATAAAGTAAACATACCCTGCCAACCCTGCACACCCTGCACAAATGAGAATGATTCTCAACTAACGAAAGCACTAATTTTATGGCCCTGACCGCACAACAAGAGATCGCACTGGCACAGCGTGCCCAAGCGGGCGACGAGGAGGCCCTAGAATCGTTTTTTGAGGCCAACCGGGGCCTAGCCCTGTACGTGGTCCAAAAAATGCCCCAGTGGGCCGTAGAATCGTCCCTGACGCGGGATGACCTGATCCAGGAGGCCCTGATCGCCCTGGTTCACGCGATCCAGACGTGGAGGCCGCGCAAGCGGTTTGCCACGTACGCCAGGACGGTGATCGCCGGCCGGGTGCGGCGTGCGGTGGAGAACAACAGCCAGACTATCAGGGTGCCGGTGCCGATACAGCAGGACATCAGGCGGGTGAAGGCCACCCAGAACCGACTGCACCAGAGCCTGGGGCGGGAGGCGACGATCCAGGAGGTGGCGGACATACTGGATAAATCCCCAGCGTGGGTCCGGGACCGACTGGTGGTTAGCCAGCGCCAACCGATCAGTCTGGACGCGTATAAGCGGGATAATTTATCCGAAGATGGGGCAGACCATGAATAGCAAATTGAATGAGAAAAACGACATGAGCAACGAACGTGTCGCTGAAACAGCAAAACAGCGACATGACTGGATTGGACTGACCGAGGATGAGATAGAAGCAGAGGCCGACGAGGCAACGGACTACTACACGTTCAAGGCGGCGGTGAGGTGGGCAGAGCAACGACTGAAGGAGCGCAACACATGAGTGATTTTTACGACATCCAAAAACCAATCGCAACCGGCGTCACGAGCCCCTGGCAGTGGCTGACCAAGGAGGAGATCGCCGAGACTGCAAAGTGGGCGGACAAGAATGGCCACGGGGAGTGGTATCTTGAGTTTGCGCGCGCAATTCAGCGCAAGGTGAAGGATAAGAACCAATGAGCGTCGAGGCCGTCAAAGAAGCACTTAGGCATGGGCCCATGTCGTCGTTAGAGTTAGCGCAGATGTTGGGCCGAAGCCAGGTTTTTGTCCGAAAGCGTTTGCGCATATTGAGAGATAAAAAGATTGTATACATCTCTGTATACGAAAGGGCGCCAGAGGGTAAGGCGGGGCCTTTTGTGCCATACTACAGTCTGGGGCGGAAGGCCGACGTGCCAAGGCCAAAGCCGATCACGAAGACAGAGATGCACGCACGTAATTGGAGGCGCTACAAGGCGCTCATACAGGCGCGGCGTAGGCCGCACATCCGAGAGAGCATGGGCCCGTGGGCCGGACTGGGGGTAAGAGAATGAAACGAGCATTGGGGGTTACACTTTTAACATTATCCATGTATGCGCCGGTGCATGCGGAATTCATGACGGGCCGCACCCTGCTGGCCAGGATGAACGGGGACGCGACCGATAGGGCCAACGCGGTGGGGTACATCATAGGCGTGGCGGACAGCATGATGGGCACGTATAGTTGCCCGCCCCACGGGCTCACGTCCGGGCAGTTGGCCAACGAGGTTCGCAAGGTGTTGATCGACAACCCGGACAAGCTGATGGCGAGCGCCGACGTGTTCGTGCAGTCGGTGATGCTACAATGGCCGTGTTCAAAGAAGGGGATGACATGAAGCGAGAAGAGGTCGAGCAGATAGCGAAGATGGCCGGGGCCCTGCTGGTGTACAACCCGCACGGGGGGCCCATCATGGCCGACAACCTGGACCTGATCAAGTATACGGCCTACCTGGAGGGGTGCCTGCGCCTGGACATCATTAGCGAGATCTTGGAGTTGGGCGAGCACGCCACCCTGGACGACATTCTGGTACACATATCAAGGGGCAAAACATGAGCGGACACCTGATCTTATTGACCGGGGCCATTTACACGTACGTGGCCGTTGACCAGGGCCTGAAGGGCAACATGGGGATGCTAATAGCCTATGCAGGGTACGCGTTCTCTAACATTGGCCTGTACCTGATGGTGACGAAGTGAAGCTCGAGATCGACGACGAGCTGGTGTCTAAGATCGTGGCCAAGGAGCTATTGGATAGCTACAAATACCTGAAGAAGGGCAAGCACAAGCCGCCCCTCTTTAGCTTTGACCCCGTAGAGGAGAAGCGGCTAATCGCCGAAGAGATGGCCGCACTTCGGTTAATACTAAAGACTTATAACGTGGAGGTGTAAAATGATCAGTGAAGTTGACATCCGTGACTGGGATACGCTCAGGATTGAGCTGGTCAAGGAGAATGAAGACGGGAGCGCGGACTACACGCTACACGTCGGCCCAAAGTGCAATAACTATCTAATGTCGTATGCTTTCGTCTCAGTACTTAAACAAGTTATCGCAGAGGGTAAGACCCTCACACCGCCGGATGAACAGCCAGGAGCGTGAGCAGTGGCAGAGGGCGCGTGCCTGGTTGCCGGCCGAGCACGCGGCCCAGTGGACCGAGCAGGTCCGCGAGGTGTGGTTGCGCATGAGGAAGGCACACAGGGTCTGGCAGATGACCAAGACGCCACCCAGCGACGCCAGGGGGTCCATCAGGGAAAACGGACAGCGATCGCTGACGTGGATACCCAACGACGAGTACATGCGGTACCAGATCGCTAAAGAGGAGTGGCTACTCGTTGAGCCCGCTTACATCAACGAAAACAGGGCCCGCAAGGGCGAGGAGGACGACGAATGATTGTAGACGTGCGATTCATAAACATGGGCGAGCTCGTGGTGTTGCAGGTACTTGACACAACGCCACGCTCACTGATGGGAGAAGACTCGAACTGGCGGGATGCCAGGGTAAGCGACCTCCTTGAAGTGAGTGCTTACTTTAATTCACGGATGAACCAACGGGTTATGATACTCGAGCAACGCATCGATGAACTAACTGATCATGTGTGGGGTGAAGATTGAGAACAATTTTCTTTGGCGTGTACGCGCTTGGCGCGTTGCTGAGTGCGCTGTGTATGCTGTTCCTGGACCCCGCGGTGGCCATCGCGATCGTCATGGTGACGCCGTTGGTGGCCATGTGGGCCGCGGAGCATTTTGGCATGATTCAATTCCACCACATCGACATTGATGAGGAAGCGGAGCTAATGGCCAACAGCTTGTTGGCCAGGGCCGCGCGTGACGGGCTGACCGATAAGCAGGCGCTCGACAAATACGGGCAGGCGTTGATCAACGAGGTGGACAACCACATTGGCCACACAGAGGCGCAACTGGCCAAAATGAAGCTCAACCGCAACGAGATGATCCGCATGATGCAGGAGGACGAGTGATGAACAAAGGCGGACCAGCGTTTCCTGGCACTCAATACGCAAATGGAGTGCAACCAACAGGTTTCAGTCAAGGAATGACCCTGCGCGACTACTTTGCGGCGAAGGCGATGCAGGCAATCCTTGCTAGAAATGACAGTAGGTTCACAACCACGCTTGAATTTGTGGGTGGTAAGGCGTACCAGTATGCAGACGCCATGCTGAAAGCGAGGGAACAATGAAGGTCGACCTACTCGAGCAGATAGACGGCTACCCGCCCAACACGTACTGGATAACGTTTGACTCTATGCGCCACGCCGCGGATGTGGTAGGATGCTCCGCGCGACACCTTGGCCAGCAGTTGGCAGGGCAACGCGAGTTCACGAAAACTGAGATCGGAAAAGTAATCCAAATAAGAGAGCACCATGAAGAAACCAACAGTCCTACCAGTACAGTTCGAGTCAATCCCGATTGGCCTAAAGAAGATACCCCGCTGGGTGTTGTGGCGGTTAGTCGAGGTTGGGGAAGGGTCGAACAGGCGATGGTCAAAATTGCCTTTGCAGTCAAATGGATCCGCGGCAAGTTCAACAAACCCAGAGACGTGGTGTGACTTTCTCCACGCTCAGGAGGCTTATGAGGTGGGTCGGTATGATGGTGTTGGCTTTGTATTTGATGGCAGTGATGGCATCGTTGGGGTCGACCTGGACGACTGCATTGACCCATCGGTGGGCATCGATTCTCTTGCCCCAGAGGCGCGCAAGATACTCGAGGGCGTCAAGGGCTACGCAGAGATCAGCCCGTCTGGCACCGGACTAAAGATATTCACCCGCGCGGACATCAGCGCGGCACACGTTAACCACGACATCGGCCTGGAGGTCTACCCCCGCGGCCGTTACTTCACCGTTACGGGGCACGTGATCGGCGGCGCGATACCGGACGAGGAGCAGAACCTAGTCGACATCGTGCCAGAGCGCCAGAGCTATCGCTCGGGTGACGACTTCGCGGACTATAGCCCGCCGCTCGAGGGGTGGGACCTTGCACGCGTTGAGACCGACCTGCTGGCACACCTGGAGCCCGACTGTGGCTACGCAGACTGGTTGCAGGTGGGCATGGCCCTACAGCACCAGTTCGCGGGCGACTACGAGGCGCAGGAGCTGTGGGACCGGTGGTCCTACCAGGATGGGAAGTGCGCGTCTTACGTTGAGGGCGAGTGTGCGCGCAAGTGGAACAGCTTCAGCGGCACGAGCGGGACCACCCTGCGCACGCTGGTGTTCAAGGTCAACCGCATGAAGGAGGC